GAGATAGCCGAGTACGAGCTTACAAGACGCAAGTTCGAGTGGCAACGAACAGGGATACCACGAGTATACAACGAGTACGTATAACTAATAGCTCGGAGTTAGATGGCAACATCTAGCTCCGAGTTACTATTTTTTGCTAGGTATTTCTAGCCTTGTCTATGCCTTCCTTCACCGTCTGGCCGGTGTGGTTGGTGTTATTTGCTTTAACAATTTTATGGAGATTAACTAATGAACACACTTAAATATGACGGATACCACGAACCTCACAATTGTTCCTCTATTAATAATATTTCCAAAATAGATATTAGATTACAAGAGTTAGAGGATGCTGGATTTGACTGCAGTATAATTAAATCCATAGTAGTACAACAGAAAGAAATACCAATAGGCTTACTGTTAGATAGAGATGAAGTATTAGAAATAATGGGTAATTGCCACTCACCTAACATATCAAAGACAATTGTGCATCGGGTATGATGGGTGTGTTTGGGTGGTAAAAAGTTTTTGTTGTTTTTAATATAGGAGAAAAAGTATGTCTTTAATACCATATCGTACCAATGAAGAAGTGATAGCAATGCTACCACAATATGACGATGTAGGGTTTCAAGATCTACCTGCACAATTACGTAATACAATTAAGTCTCGACCAATCATGTTTAAACGTAGAACACCTACTGAACATGAGCGTAATGAGACAATACAAGATGCCAAAGAGCATCGACATCTGAATAACGAAATGACGATGCAAGACTATAAAGATAAGTATAATGGAAAAAAATTCACACTTAAATAGGAAAATAGCATGACTTTTAATATGAAAGAATTTCTTGATGACATGACCGTTGGACAAGATGATGAAGAATTAGAAATGGCTATGGATAGCGTTAAGCTTACTGAGCTAGGTTGTGATGATGCATGGTTAGCTAGACAAGAGCACTATGGAGTAGCTGGCGCAATGGAACGTCAAATAGAGTATTTAGGTACGACATTACTACCTAGTGCTGAAGCTAAGATTACTAAGATGTCTAGTGATGGTGTGATGGGCGAGAGTTATGTAGCAGATCATTGGTTTGGCACTAGTAATAGTGAACGTCCTCACGAAAGTGAAGAGATAGCATTTGACCAACAGATCGAAGATGCACAGAACTTTGCCGATGGCTTACGTAGTCGTATGCGTACAGCAGCAATACGAATGGTTACGCGTATTCGAGCACATGACGAAATAAGTATTACATTAAGCCAACTTACATATGCATCTATCAAGAGTAAAGCTGCAGCAAATAGGCGAGCTAAAGCCGCTTAAGTATTATATTATGAGATGGTTAGATTAATTTCTAATCATCTCATTTTTAATTTTCTTGGTATTTCGAGCCTTGTCTTTGGCCTAGGATCTTAGTATGAAAATACCACAACGAGTTCCATTACAAACACCATTACAACAACTAAGAGTAGCACGTTTAGATGGTACTTGGCAGTTATGGCTAAATGCTAATAGAGACTTTACTCTTGGTTCATTTCTTCAACTATGTGATGATAGTATTATTAATATAGTTACTTGGCATGAAGATGGCACAGAAACTGTACAGCAGTTAAGAGATTGTCTTAACGATGATACTTATAGTCACATTTAATTATGAGATAACTATTATGGGAAAATCAAATGTATCAACAGATGTATTCAAAAGTGTGGCAATGGCTGGCCCAGATGATTGTTGGCCTTGGAAAGGTAAAATTAATGCCAAAGACCAAAGACCGTATATTACCGTCTCAGGAATTAGACGCGCGGCTTATGTCATCGTATATGAACTCTATACGGGAGAACAGGCTGACGGTAGGTACGCCTTACACTCTTGTGACAATAGTGTGTGCTGTAATCCTTATCATCTTAGTTGGGGTAGCCATCAAGATAATATGGATGATATGAGGAATAGAGACAGGCATGGACTACCTAAGACTGTTATAAGATCTATTCGTAAGCTATTAGATAATAAGAAGACTCACCAACATATTGCAGAACTTTATGGTGTGTCTAGAGAAACTATAACAGCTATTAACAATGGTAGAGGCAAGCAAGTTGACAATTAAGATGTTATAACATACTATGAAGCTGTTAGATTCATTTCTAACAACTCTCTGTGTATATAACTTTCCCTTAACATTAGTGATGCTGGTGTTAAGGGTTTTTTTGTGTTGACACACAACAGTTTAGGTGGTAAAACCTTTTTATTACCCAATGAAGGGTACGGAGGATGACATGAATAATATTATAACTTTGCCTACACAAAATAGACCAGAAGCATTTAGTACTGAGTCTGAGTTATACTTTGATGTGTGGGAGCGGCCAGCATTTTTTCAAGGGAGAGATATAGGTGTGTATTATGGTGACCAAAATCACAAGCATATAGTACGTATGTGGAATGGATCACCGATATCTATTGGATTAGTAGGGAAAAACTATAAACTATTAAAGAATCAGGAATTGTATGAGGGTATAGAAGATACCTTTATGGATAGCTTGACTAGTGAGGAATTGGATGGCGTTACAAGAAGAGATAGCATCTCATATATGGGAGGTACGTCTATCAGAGATTACGTTTTCCCGAACATTAAAGTGGATCTCAGCGGAGGCGTGTCCGATGTCGCCTTTCGAGCTATCGCTATTAACGGGTATGATGGCTCATCCAGCTTCAAGTTTTACCACGGAGCTATTGACTTCTTCTGTACTAATGGAATGGTCACAGGATCATACGATATGACAACGAAGAGGCATACGTCTGGACTGACAGTGCCTAGGTTAACAGATAGGTTACGTAATTCTATTGATATATTTTATAAGCAAGCTGAACAGTGGGAACATTGGATAGGTAAGTGGATATCAAATGAAGATGCATTGGAATGTTTTAATGCGATGCCTAATGTTAGTGAGCGTAGAGTGGCACAGTTGATGAGACAATTTATGATTGAGATGACAGCACATGGACGTACTGTATGGGCTTTGTATTCTGCGGCAACATTCTATGCGACAAGTAATAGTGGTGAGTTTGCTGTAAGAGAAACAGGTAGTGACCATAAGGCATCGACTATGATTAATAGAGAACAACAAGTAAGGAGTTGGTTGAACACTGAAGAGTTCATGACATTAGCAGCATAGGGGAGTGATATGAGTAACAGTACACAGGTAGCAATGAGCTTGCTTGAGTTAGAGAGTGAGGTTAGTGCAGCAATAACAAGAACAAAATTTGAGTTAGATAGTAAGTTTAATTCAGACACAGATGACAACGAAGAATCTGCCAGAGACTTTGATAGGCACAAGGCTATGGTAGAATATACAGTGCTGTCTAGTATTAATAGTAAAACAAAAAAGGAATTGGATGCGGCTAAGAAGAAGCTTGATGATCATGCATATAATGGTGAGAGTATTGAAGGACGTACCATAGAGATATACTCAACAAACTTATTATCATTCAATAAGAAACAGAATAAAGATAGCTCGGCTGTTGCTGTAAAAGATTTAGTAACTGAGTTAGCTCGTGCTGGTGTGGAAAAATCTGTTGTTGATGCTGCGTTGGCTAAGGCTGAGAAGTCTCGGCGTGGGAATATTTATTACACAGTGGAGACAGTAGATGAGTGAAGTAATCTTAACTAAAAAAGTATTTGAGTATCTAGCAGACACATTAACACCACTATTAAATAGTCCAACATCTATAGCAAAGTTGGCTAACACATTAGAAAGTACTAACCCTAAGTTTGATAAGCAAAAGTTTATCAATAGATCTGTTAGTGCATGGGAAAGACACAATGATATTGACGGATGATAGTCCTATAGATGTTAAAGATATTACTCAGATGACAGAGAATGAGCGCGATGACTTGCTTATTAAGATTCGTGAGCGGCGATTGCAGTCAGTAAAAATCTATGAAGAGTTGTCATTGATGAAGGCTGAAGCAAGGAAGGAACAGTTAGAAGGCCAGCTTGATAAGGCTTTAGAGATGTTCAATAAAGATTTGATACGTGTAGATAAGGCACTCGTATCATTAGAAAATAGATCGGTTAAATTACGTAGCATTGAATTGGAGATAGAACAGACATGAAGGGTAGAGAAGTAAGAGAAGCACTACAAGGGAAAATAGATCCTACTGTAGTACATTGCATTGCTAGTGTAGCAGAAGAAACATCAGCATTAGGCCAAGAGATACATGCACTCGCGGCATTGCTTGATCAAATTACTGATGTGCTTGGCGGGGTTACTGAAACTATGCACTCAGTAAAGACTGCTGTCGAACGTAGCCATGACCTATAAAATATGAGGAATGAAATGTTTAAATTACTATCATTAGATACAAGGATGGCAACAGATGAGGATAAACATTTACCAACGTATGATCATACTAAACTTAGTGCTATCAACACTTGCCCTACGTGGGGTATCTTACGTTATTCTCATCATAAGAAAATGCCTGGATCGCCCAGGGCAATGCCATTGGATGCAGGATCTGCTGCTCACGAAGCCTTCTCAGCAGTACGTCTATACCAGTATAAGAATTTCCAGGCACATACCGAGGTCCAACGAGCTAACACTGATTTCCATGCTAAAAGATTATTTGGAGAACAAAGGGCTAACGATATCAACAGTGTCTTATCATCATCATCTACTCATAGAACTAATTGTATTAACTACGCTATCAAGACCCTCGAAAGTGGAGACTTCTATGACGACATCACAGACCGTGGACGTACTATATCCAACATCTCCGAATCATTAATAGCATACGTAGATAACTATGACATGGAACGCTACCCTATATGGATAAGAGATCCCAAAGATCCAGAGACAGATGTAGGTATCGAGATTCCCTTTGATGTAGTGGTACATATTAAGTACCAAATCAATCACGATATAGAACAAGACTTAATAGCTAGGTTTACTGGCATACTTGATGGACTACATTGGAATAAAGAGGAGCTAATAATAATAGAAGAAAAGACAGGGGCTACATTAAATAATAGCTGGTTATCACAATGGATACTATCTCATCAGATAACAGGTTATTGTATAGCAACATCTACGTTTACTAACATACCATGTAAGAATGCTTTAGTGTCTGGCATGAGAATACCTATAGGTAAAGTACCATCAGAAGGTATACGTAGAGAGTATGTAAATAGATCAGACTTGTTGTTTGAAAAGTGGGCCAACTGGTTCATCACCTCTGTGCAAATGGAGAATACTTGGATAGACAATGTGGAACAAGCTCCTATGTATACACACTCGTGTAATAGATACTTTAGAAGTTGTTCTTTCTTACCATTCTGTTCTGAAGACTCAGTAGAAAATAAGTTAAGTATAATAAAAGAAATGGAGAATGATGAATGGAATCCTCTAGCCCAATAACCTACGTCTTATATAAATCACCAACACCTAATAGCTGGCTAATAGATCGTGAAGTAAACGACAAGAGTATTAGGGTATGTACTATATCTAACGAAAAGATAGCTAGATATATCTTAGACCTACTAACACATGGAGAAGAATTTTATGTCGGAAGCAAACACAATGGCAATGTCCCTTGGGACAGTTGAAGTTACTACACCTAAGACTCAAGTAAATCGTATGAGCGTTATTATATGGGGTCCAAGTGGCTCTGGTAAAACTACCCTTGCTGCTACTGCTCCTAGGCCCATGTTATACGTCAATTTTGATCCCGATGGTACAAGCTCACTTATGGATCAAGATGATATCTATATTGCAGACTTTAGTATGGAAAATCCCAATAAAGTTGTGACATTCAAACATGAAAATGCTGGAGGTATTAAACAAATCTTAGAAGAACATCCAGAGATCAAAACTGTGGTATTTGACTCTATTACTAGCTTTAATGAGATGTCACTACGTTATGCCGTATCAGAAGTTCGTGGAGCTACTATGGAAGCACCTACTCTACAAGGTTATGGTAGACGTAATTCCTATACCATGCAGGGTATTATGTCCGTCATTAAAGCATCAGGTGCACTTAATAAACACTGTATCTTTGTTGCTCATGAAGATGTACCCCAAAAAGATGAGATGTCTGGGGCTATGATGGTTAGCATACTTGTGGGTGGTAAAATGCAATCAGAGATTCCAATCAAACTATCAGAAGTTTGGCATATGGAAGACACAGGGAAAGATAGGAAAATTACCATTCGATCTTCCCGCCTTCGCAAGCCTATGAAAAGTCGGATGTTCGTTCAAAGTGGAGATAGTGATTTCACTTGGAAGTTCAATCCAGAGTCATGGTCGGGCGAAGGTATTGAGGAGTGGTATGATGCGTGGATTAAAAATGGTGGTAAAAAGATTCCTCTGCCATAAAAAGATAACATACTACATCTAGTGTGTTTATGTGATTTTAGCTACTGTATTATGGGGCTGGACAGTAGTTAAAATAAAAGTAAAATCACCAGTTCCCATTACAACAACATACACAGAAGGAGACATTATATGTCTGAAGAACTATCAAGTGTCGTAGAATACTCTATCGACCTTAACAAGCAAGACCAACCAGAGCCACTACCAGCAGGTAAGTATACTGGTGTTATTCGTAATGCAGAAGTCAAGGAATCACAACGTGGTACTATGTATTGTGCTGTTAGTTTCCATATTGGCGCAGACCAATTCCCTGCAGACTATAAAGATGGTAATGATGACGGTATGACACTGGTATATCGTCGTGTTGGTCTGGAAGATAATCCTCAAGCCCGTTTCGGTACTAAACGATTCATCGAATCTATTGGTGCGCCATTATCTAAGCGTATTGACGTATCAGAATGGGTGGGAATGGAAGCAGCCCTAGAAGTTACTCATGAAACTTACGAAGGTGTTACTCGCGCATCTATTGATCGTGTACAAGCTGCCTAATTAGCAGCCAAGCTGGGGACGTTAGGATCTTAAACGATTCAACGTCCCCTTTTTTTGGAGGATGTTATGGAAGAAGAGAATAAGCCAAAGTTTACACGTAAAGCTAGGCCAGTATATGTCATTATGAGTGTGCAAAATGATGCTGGAGAAGTATTAGAAGATATTACAACACATAATATCAATATACATAGTGTGCATAAAGATTCGGATGACGTACTAAACATGCTCGATGGCGGTAACATGCCTAAAGGCACAATCTATAAGCGTATAGCAATAGACTAACAATAGATAGCCCCTTAGAATAATATCTTTGGGGCTTATCTATTTAAAAATAAACCTTGACACACAAGGTAGGACATGATATGAGTAAAGTAATTAAACATGAATGGCATCTTGTTAGTAATTATTGTATTCATTGTGGTGCACACAAAGGAACAGATGACAAGTGTTATAGGGATAAAAAAGTAACAGCAATTTCTCACAAAACAAATAGGCCCAATGTCTTACGAACCTCCAATCAAAATTACAATATCAACTCCAAGTGAAATACCTATCGGCTTCGGTCCCAATTCCACAGGTAGCAGGGGCGGTAACCTTCGTGTTCGTTGTACTAATAATGAGTATGACGCGATTAAGCATGAAGCAGAACTCCTTAATATAACCTTAGCAACTTTCACTCGTTGGTGTGCAGTTCATGCAGCTCAGAAATTATTAGAGCATCGAGCTGCAGACATGACGACTGATAATATTGGAGAAGATAATGAACTTAGCAGCAAGAATACAAAGGGAAGAAGAAACTAATCTAACATTAGATAACACACAACAAATAGCCGTAGATGAATGTTGTGATATAAAGAAAAGAATTGTAGCTGTCACAGGCGCAGCAGGTACAGGCAAAACTACCATCTTAGAAAATGTATATCGAGAACTCTATTCTCAAAATAGATCCGTTGTACTATGTGCTCCTACTGGTAAAGCAGCTAAAAGAATTACAGAAGCTACTGGTATTCCAGCAATGACTATACATAGATTGCTAGAGTATCCACATCCAGGAGAACGTGACGAAAAAACAGGCAAGACATTAATTAGTACTGACCCTAAGCGTGATCGTAACAATCCTATAGATTTCAGAGTAATACTATGTGATGAGTATGCTATGGTCAGTGTAGAAGTACATCGTAACTTGCTCGATGCTATACCTAATGGTGGCATCATTCGTATGTTCGGTGATGCTAATCAGTTACAACCTATAGAAACTAACAAGCGACTAGCTAAAGAAGATTCTCCATTCGTTAACATGCTTAAAAAGTTTGACGGTATTAAGTTAGAAACAATACACCGACAAGCTGGTGATAGTAACATCATACTTAATGGGCAGCGTATTATTAGTGGCACCGTACCTCTTAAGAAAGAAGACTTTGTTATTAAAATAAGTGACGACCCAGTAGAAACTATCTTAGACTTTGTGCAAACACAGCTCACTGATAACGTGGACTATGGAGCTGTCAATAATCAAATCATATCACCAACTAAAGTAGGTTGGGTAGGTAGTGAAGCATTGAATGGTGCTATCCAACAGTTACTGCAGCCATCATCTAATGACTATCGTATTGCTGAACGACAAAAGTGGAGCAACGTAGAAGAGCAAAGGTTTTATATTGGAGACAAGGTTATCTTTACTGTCAACAATTATGCCATTGATATCTTTAATGGAGAGACAGGCATCATTACTAAATTTAAAAGTGATGGCAGTCTTTGTGTAGACTTTGGTGATAAAGATGTAGAGATCCCAGTATCATTAGAAATGGAGGGTAGGCATGGTACTTACTACATGAACCCACAAAAAGATCTGGACCTTGCATATGTTATTACAACTCATAAGGCACAAGGTAGTGAGTATGATCGTGTGTGTTATGTGATGAATAGATCTAGATCTTATCTACTTAATAGAAAGAACTTCTATACAGCAATCAGTCGTGCACGAAAGCAAGTTACAGTTG